TCCACTAGATACAGCCGCTTTGAAGTTGTTTGTTGTAATCATGTCGAACGTAAGCGAGGTTGTATTGTCTGTGATAGTGCCACGCATCGGTGCAGTGATTGTGTCTGCTGTGTCTGCCCGGAGGATGTCAGTATCGACAGGTTCAGCATCAGTAATACCATATCCTGACAATGTAGTCGGTGTTGATGTAATACTTGCAAAAGGTAAAGATGTTGCAACCGGTGCAACGGCTCCCCATGCTACTCCATCATAGACATACATGGTATCGTCAGTAGTGTCAAAATATAAATCACCGGCTGTTAGTGCGTCTCCATTGCGATCTAACGCAGGTGCTGTAGATAAACTGCGTTGGTACACGCTATCAAAGTCTGTTAAAGCCGCTGAAGCCGATGTTGCTGATCCTAAGATACCGTCAACATAGGTCTTAGTTGTCAGGTCTGCGTTATCAGTAGGTGTATAGGTTGTAGTGATTTTATTAGAACCCATATCAATAGCACCGGACATAGTGCCGCCCGATGTATTTAATTTTGTAGCATCCTGGGCATCGACATAGCCTTTACGAGTGAGTGTGTCGTCTGTTGCAGGAGTAGCAGTGCTAGTGATTTTATTAGCGTCCATGACTAAATCACCGGTCATGGTACTACCGGTTTTAGCGACAAATGTCGTATCTGTATAGTTCTTAGTAGTGGCATGCTGTGCTAATGAAGGATCACCTAAACCTGTAATTTGATTGGTGTCCATTGCAATAGCGCCGGTCATAGTTCCACCGGCTAATGGAAGTTTTGTCCCAATTGCAGTATTTAATGTGTTGTATGCACTAGCATCATCATTAAGCGCCGCCGCTAATTCGTTGAGTGTGTCTAAAGCTCCGGGAGCACCGCCAATTAAATTAGTGACTTCGGTGTCTACATAAGCTTTAACAGACTGTTGGGTAGGGATCAATGTCGCTGAGTCAAGAGACATAGTGTCGTCATCAGCAAACCCAGTCACTGTTATGGAACCATCAGAAAGAGTACCAAATGTAACAGCACCAGAGGTATTAATAGAAGAAGGAGTTGTGCCTAGTTCGACAACTGAACCGCCAGAGTCTTGAGTAAAGAGGCGTTTATCTTCAGTGTTGACTGCTAATTCACCAACAGCAACATCAGAAGTGGTAGGAACGCTAGAAGCGGTTTGAGAATTTTTAAGTTTAATTTGAGTAGGCATCTTCCATTCCTGTTTTGGTAGGGAACAATGGTAAAACTAGGGAGCCAGAATAGGCTCCCCAGAGAGTAGAATCAGACTCCGGCAGGCATTGCCAATACGAAACCTGTTTCTGGACGCAGTACCTGTACACCATACAGAGTATCTGCAGTGTAAAGAGTAGCAAGGTATTCTTGCTTGTACTGAGTTTGTGAACGCACAGCCATTTGCTCTGCCAACACCATTGTGTCACGGTGTGCAAGAATTGCACCACGAGTGTCTTGTGTTGAAGTAGTAGCAGTGTTCTGAGTAGCTGTTTCAAGCACAGGGCAGTTTGTAGAAACGTAGATGTCTACGCCATACAAATTACCGATCAAACCATTCTGTACACCGTTTTGATTGGTGTAGTCAGAAGAGTTGTAACGATCAATGCCAAGCATGATCTGACGAACTGCAGGTGGAACAACCAAGAAACGACCGTCCATTGGAGTGTCAGCATCGTCCATCTTCTTGATCAACTCACGGAAAGCGAGGTCAGTAAAGACATCGGTATCTTCCATTGTGTCGTCAGCGTAAGTTGCAACACCGCTAGAACCATTAACATAGAAAACATTAGAGTTTTCCCATGCGTCTGGAGTAAATGTGCCGTTGATTTCGTCTTCAGTCGCTGTGCCATCGCCAAAACGCAGACCCAAAGAGAAAAGATGAGAATCAACTTGACGAGAGAGCGCATAACCGGCGTCTTCTGTGTAGAAGCGGCGGAGGCTGTCAAGAGCTTGAACTTCTACGATGTCCTCGATCAAACGAGAATATTCGTAGTGCTTGTTAACATCAATTGCGACTTCTGATTCAGTGTTCGCAATGATAGTGACTGCAGTGTCAACCGCTTTAACATTCGCATCGCCACGAGTAGGCTTAGGAATGTGAAGCTTGTCACCTTTTTTGCCTGACATAGGCATTTTGTTTACAAGGTTCGCAAGAACCAAGTTCTTTTTGTAGGCCGCAACGATTTCGTCCGACCAAAGTTCGGGAATAAACTTGTCAGCTTCTACTTTAGAAGTAAAGCCTCCTGCTCCCGGATAAGTTGCTGTTGCCATGAGTTAGTCTCCTATAAGGCTATCGTACTCGACCTTCGGAATAGGCTTGTCTAATTTCTTGTGACAAAGCCATATATCTGTCTGGGTCAGTTTGCATGAGTTTAATAATGTCTGCACGACGATAAATTTTACGACTTGGTGCTTCAGCAGAACCTTTAGTATTTCCAGTCGATGCTTTTTTGACTGTTTCTTTACGAGCCTTAGCTTCAGTCTGAGCCGCTTCAGAAACAATGCTCTGACGGTCTTTCCAAGTGCTAATTAACTCATTAGCGGCTTCAAAGTCATAATTCTGGTCTGCCTTACGTAAAAGGTCAGTACGGAATTTAGAGTCTGTCACCCAGTCTAAGAACTTTTTATCCTGTACGATTGTTTCAAAATCAGGATGTTGGTTCTTTAATTTAGCCATTGCTTCCTGTTGATAAAGTTGCCGTGTAACTGTTTCGGCCTCTCTAATCTTCGGGTGTTTTGCAATAGCCGCATCCACTGCTTTTTGCGGGTCAGCAAAAAAGTCAATTTCTTCGTCTGTGCTAGTGTGGGCTTGTTCTTCTTTGGCGAGTTGTGTTCTTACGAAATCATCTACAATCTTACGTAGCTCACCAACCTCTGAAGATTGACGACCTAAAAGCTTTTCAGCTTCTTGGTGCATCCTAACAACTTCGGTGATATCTTTACCCTGATATTTGTCAGGGAGGCTATCATCTGTTGATTCTTCTTGAACCTCTTCAGGTTCGTCTAAAGTTGGTGCTGAAAATTCTTCGCCTTCTTGCAAAGTTGATTCGTCATCACGCTCTTCTATAAATTTTGCCATTATTTAACTCCGTGCCGTAGCATTATGGATTATTATTTCTTAGCGGCTCTCTCATGATCTCTCGCCCACCTATCGTCAGCATCGGGCCATCCGAAACCTTTATAATGTGATTGAACAGGAGAGATTATCCGCTGTGCAGTCTCACCACATTCGACGCAAGAGACAAACCGTTCAACCGATTCAACCCAGTATTCGTCAATGTGATGACATTCTAGACATTTAAAATCAAAACGCTTAATCATCGTCAGACTCGTTAAGCAAGTCTTGAGCATTTTGAATTGACCACTCAAAATTAAGTATCTGATTCAAAATAAAGCGTTCACCTTGAACTCTAGAAAGTTGCAATTCATCTTTGATGTCTTCTATAATATAGCTATCATAGATGTCTTGCATATCTTCAATAAATTGTTTCCAACCTTCAGTACGAAACATATTAAAATAATTATCATACTGAACTTGTAGTTCTATATCCAAAAGAATTATCCTTCTGTGAGGTTCTTTGTACTATATAAATAGTATAGCATATATTTAAACAGAACACAACACCTATGTTGCAGAAATCTCTACTTTTTTATTGTTGGGTGTCGCCTTCGGTTTTGGGCGTGAAAGTTCCTGCTCCAACTTGAGGAGTTGGTCTTGTAAAACTTTCGTTTTGTTGTCTATTAATTGGGATATTTTGTCCCATTCCTTGTGTGTCAGCATTTATCACTCCTTCTGTTGGTGATGCTTTTTGATTAATTTCCTGTTCTTTCAGGTAAAGCTCTGCAATCTTAGCTCGACGTTGGAACTCTTTATCGTCCTCGTCACCGGGCTGTAGGTTGCTCGATAGAGCTTTAATACGGTCTGTTTCAGCTTCGTATTGCCCTAATGCAATGTCAGCGTTAATCTTCTGAGCACGAGATTGTGATTCTTGTGCTTGACCATTAAAGGCATTGATTTGAGCCTGAAGCTGTCCTTTCTGTAAGGCTTGTTGTTCTTGTTGTGCCTGTTGTTGTTCTGGGGTAGGCTGTTGAGACTTCCGTAGAGACTGAATAAGGTCTTCACGATTAGACAGGTTCATGTGATCAATAATTGCTTCAAGCAACTGACCATACATTGGACTTGCTTTATCCATTGTTTGGAGAAGCTGTACTAATTGAGTGACTTCATATTCACGGGCAATAATACCAAGTGAGCTAGAAGGTACAAATTTGAAGTCTTTAATTGGGTACAGTTCTGGTGTAAACTGCATATAACGCCAAGCACACTTCTCAATCATTGGGATAAGGAAAGACTCTTGGAAGTTTAACAAAGTACGCTTGTGGCGCTTTATAATCGCTCCTAGACTCATTGAGATGCCTGCGGCAGTAGACTGGCTATTAATAGAGCCGGGAATACCTGCAGAATCAATTGCGCCGGTAGCCTGCTGAACCATTGTCATTAAATCTTTAGCTTGGGCAAAGGATACTTGATCAAGTTGTCCAAACTGGAATGGTTTAAGGATCTCAGAAGGATTACCGTTCGTAAGGATGGCCTTGCCGGGTCTAACTTCCATTTTAGCTCCACGAGGAAGCCTAGAAGCATCGACAGCAAGCATAGGGTGTACAGTAAGCGCAAGCGCATCAATTCGTGCTCTTAATTCAGTGTCAAGTGCTTTTTGACTGTTGTATCCTTTTTCACAAATACCACGGCCCCAGAATCGTCCGGGTACGGTATCCCAAGAAAAAGCAATAACAGGACGATCTTCCATCATGTAAGGAGTTTCTTCAATCTTCAGCAATTGACCTCCATTGGCAATTACTGCGACAACTTCTACATAATCTTCATTTTTTTGCTCAGACTCTGACTCGCTATCAAGGATATCAGCAATTTCTTCATTATCGCCTTCAGTTAAAGCCATCTCAAGCATGTAACGAGGAACTAAACCATAATACTTTGTTAAACGTACTTTGTCGTCTGAGTAAACTGTTAAGTCTTGATCAGGCTCTAAATCCGTATCTTCATAAGATGATTCAATCACAACATCGTTATAGATACCGTCATTGATTAACATTTCAACCTGATGCTTAGGAACAAACTCGTCGATAGCAACACCAAGAGCCGATTCAACATCGGTAGCAACTGGGTCAATTAAGAAATTATGTGGTAACACAGGCTTCAGTTTAACGACAGTACGATTCACAGTCTCTACCCCGACAGCCACCATGTCTCCGCCCATTGCAGGGCGTGTGGCAGGCTTCATCTCTTTCATGTCTTCAAGAACTAACTCAGCGATGCCAGTACCAAAGACTGCAGAGTTTAAAAGAGCTTCAGCCACGCCTTTGCGAATTTTAGTTCGTGAAAAGTCTTCATCAAGTTGTTTCTGAAGAATTGCAATGTCTTGTGGATTTTCATCTTGAACATCGTCTTTAATACTAAAGAAACGCCCACGACCAAATGTAGCCTCTTCGACCTCTGCAACAGCAGACTCGACAGCTTGTTGAAGCGCAGGAGAAATAATCTTAGAGCGTTCTGATTGCCGTAAAGCATCTTCTTGTGCCCAGATGCCTCGCCATAGTCTGTAGTATTCATCGAATTTCTCAGAGTAGTTTGATTCATAATGATCACGCCACTGTTCGCATTTATGCATAATCCAACCGACTACGGCTGAGTCATCTTTTGTATATTCCATATTAATATCCTGCTATTGGATCAATAATTTCAAATTCTTCTTCCTCAAAGTCAACGTAATAGCTGACCTTGGCAAGTTGGTCTATGTATGCTAATGCATCCACTAAGTCATCATGAACAAGCGGATTCGGGAATTGAAAGAGTTCATCTAAGAACTCAGTATTCCATTCACCTTCAGAAAGAGTAATCTTTCCGTGTTCAAAGCGACCCTGTAAAGCCCATACTATACGGTCTGTTTTTTTCTTGTTACCGTGTGTAAGCTCTTCAATCCGGAAGTACCTGTTTCCAGATTTCATTAAATCAGTGAGGTAAGGTATTACTGCATTTCTCAATGCACCTTTTTCAATACCGACTGCAACAGGTTGATAAGCAGACACTGCATCAAATATTTTCTTTGCAGTCTTTTTAATATCCCAACGACCGGCTAAAATGTCAGCAACATACCAACCATCAGGACTCGCTTTGACAATTGCAATTGCTGTCTTATCAAGTTTTTTACTTTTACCTGTGGCATTGGAGGCAACATCTGCAAAGCCTGCTAAATCCACAGCAATATAATAATCACCATCATCTGGTTCGTTATTGCTGAATTGTATCCAGTCTTCTTTGAAGATCTCAGAACCCAATGCCTCAAAGCTCGCCATAAATTCCTGCCTAAAGGCATAGGATGACATTGACTGCTTTGCTGTATCAATTTCTTCAGGGTCAAGCAACGGATTATCGTAACTGGTAAAGTGCCATGCTTGATATGTTTGGTCATCACCTAACTCAGCATACTTATACAAGTCATAAAAATGATTTCGGCCAAGAGGTGTCCCAATAAATAACGCAGAACCTTTTTGGTCAGCTAGTGCAGGCCTCAGTACGGTTTCCCATACACTAGGCTTCATATCCGCATATTCATCTAACACAAGAAACTTCAGAGAGACACCACGCATCGTCTCTGGTCTGTCAGCGCCCTTTAATGAAATCGTCGCTCCATTAATAAGCTTGATTTGCATGTTGTTCACATGGCTACCAGAGATCACAGGATTACCAAGTTCTAACAAGGTATTCCACATAATGTCTCTGGCCTGTCCTTGAGTCGGTGCAACGTAGAATACATGACCACGTTCAGTTTGGAGTGCATTGATAATCAACATCCAAGCCGCTAATCGAGACTTGCCGGTACGACGACCTGCCGCTACAATTTTAAAACGAACATCAGTTTCAAAAACATCTTGTTGCCAAGGAAGCAACTCAATATTAA